AGGTGGAATTGATTCTGGTAGAAGTTCTGAATCGGGAGATGAAATGGACATCTACGCTAGTGCGATTTCCCAAAGTTTAAAAAAGTAAGAATTATAAATAATTTGAGATTTAGAACTGAACCTAGCTATATTAAAAACTAAGGAGTGCTAACAATGTTCAAGACTGTAGAGTTACAAAAGAAATGGGAAAAGGTGTTGAATCATCCAGAACTCCCAGCCATTAAGGATTCGTACCGTAAGGCCGTTCTGACAGTTCTCCTTGAGAACCAAAAGAAAGAGAACGACAATTCGGCAACCGGCGGGTATGCTATTCTTCACGAAGCTGTTCCCGCTAACGCAGCAGGTAGCGGCGGTGGTACGTTCCCTAACAACCCAAATCTAAAAGGATATGATCCTGTTTTGATTTCGCTCGTAAGACGCGCAATGCCTAATTTGATTGCGTTTGATGTCTGCGGCGTTCAACCAATGCAGGGACCAACTGGATTGATCTTCGCTCTTAAGAGCAAGTATACATCTCAAGGTGGTGCTGAAGCCCTTCACTTCGAAGCTGATTCAGATTTCTCTGGTACTGGTACTCACTCTGATCCTCTTGACCCAACTGGTGCTGTAACCGCTGGTTCTGGTAAAGCTACATGGGATGGTGAAAAACTTGGTACTGGTGCTCCTGAGCCTGAATTCCCAGAAATGGCTTTGAGCATTGACAAGATTTCGGTAACTGCTAAAACTCGTGCCTTGAAAGCAGAATACACTATGGAAATTGCTCAAGACCTTAAAGCAATTCATGGGCTTGATGCTGAGACTGAGTTAGCAAATATTCTTTCGGCAGAAATTCTTGCTGAAATCAACCGTGAAATTATCCGTGAAATCTATCGAGTAGCTGAAGTTGGAGCACAACATGATGTTGCAACTCCTGGCGAATTCGATCTTGATGTTGATTCAAATGGTCGTTGGCTTGTTGAAAAGTTCAAAGGACTTATGTATCAGCTTGAGAGAGATGCTAACCAGATCGCAAAGCGTACTCGTAGAGGTCGTGCAAACATCCTTCTATGTTCGTCTGATGTTGCCTCGGCTCTTTCGATTGCTGGATTACTTGATAACGCAACCAAGCTATCAGACAACTTGAATGTTGATGATACTGGAAATACCTTCGTTGGTGTTTTGAATGGACGTTTCAAAGTATACATTGATCCATATGCTCTTAACAACGTAAACTTTGCTGTTCTTGGATACAAGGGCTCGAATGCTTACGATGCTGGATTGTTCTACTGCCCATACGTTCCTCTACAGATGGTTCGTGCAGTTGGAGAAAACAGCTTCCAACCAAAGATTGGATTCAAGACCCGTTATGGACTTGTAAGCAATCCTTTCAGTAACCTTGCTGGTAACTCTGATGGTACTTTGGTAAGCAATACCAACGTATACTACAGAAAGTTCAAAGTAAAGAACTTACTCTAATCTTAACGATTAGTATAAAAGAAAAAGAGGGGCCTTTCGCCCCTCTTTTTTGGCCTTGGATCTATAATCCAATATGGAATATGTCTTATTGACTTTTAATATAAGACATGAGACCATAAATACTAGTGCAGCATATTTTACGGGAATAGTCAATGCCTTTCACCACCGAAAATAAAAACTTTCAATCACAACTTAATTTTGATTTTAAGATTCATCGGCTGCCTCATGTCAACTTCAATCTTCAGAAAGCGAATATACCTGGTGTTGAACTTGGGCCTGTAGCTGTTCCTACAGTATTAAATAAGCATTATGTTCCAGGAGATGAGATTACATTCAATCTTTTGGAAGTTGAATTCATTGTTCAAGAAGGTATGCGAGACTGGTTTGAATTGCGTCAATGGCTTGTCTCCTTGGGGTTCCCTGACACTTTTAAGCGATACCAAGATGTACGTAGGGGCCGACTTAAAGATCTTGATGGTAAGCCCGTTAAATCATCTAATCTTAATCCATTTCAACCTAAACTAGGTGATCTATATTCTCAAATTAGTTTGTTTGTTCTAACAAGTAAAGAGAATGTTTATTTGGAAGCAACATTCACAAATGCATTTCCAATCTCTCTGTCTGATCTAAACTTTGCAACAACTGACAATGAGATCAAATATATTACGGCCACAGCAAGGTTTAGATATGATACCTATGATGTAAAGAAACCCTAAGGAACAATATGGCACGAAGACCGAAGAAAGTTAAAATAGGTGAAAATGAGTATATCGTTAAAACTCGTAAGTACAAAAGCTGGTCTAAAAAGAAAACAAGAACCTTCGGCCAAATAGCCTATAGCAAGAATACAATTGAAATTGGCAAAGATCAAAAAAAAGGTATCTGGAATTCTCAATCAGTAGAAGAAGTTGATACTGTTATCCATGAAATACTTCATGGTGTTGTTGATGAATATGAAATCGGTGTTGATGGCCGAAAGGAAGAGAAATGGGTGACTTTAATGGCCAATGGACTTACCGATGTTCTACTCAAGAATCCAAATCTAATCTCCTGGTTGAAAGAAAGGGTTGATAAAGAAACAACTACTTAACTATGATCCCTGAATGGATAAAACACCTTAAAAAGGGTGATGAAATATTATGTGTTTTTGGCTTCTCAGGAAAGGCATTATATGTTACAATAATGGAGGATGTATCGTGGCCTAATGATAAAAAGGTGGGTTATTGGGTAGCATATAGTAATGAAGCACAATTAGAACATTTAGCACCAGTTTGGATATTAGAGTTTGAAAAGTATAGCAATTCACCTGAAAGGGATCATTGGGTTGCTTATCAGGTTATTCATAATGGAATTTTACACTCCGAGCTACAAAGTAATCATAGCGGGAACTAGATCGTTCACTGACTATAAATTTGTGAAAAAGGAGATTGCTCGAATCGTTAGTGAGAAGGCCACTACAACTGATTCCCAAGGCAATATAATAACAAGTACATTTAATATAACATCCATATTATCTGGTGGTGCCCAAGGAGCAGATAAACTTGGTGAGCGTTATGCTAAAGATAATAAAATTCCTTGTGTAGTATATTCAGCTAAATGGGATAAGTTTGGTAAATCAGCAGGGCCTATACGCAATATAGAAATGGCCAACCATGCGGATGCTCTAATAGCTTTCTGGGACGGGCAAAGTAAAGGCACACAACATATGATTGATGCTATGCTTGAAAGGCAAAAAGAAGTTCATGTTATACAAGTAACTATACCAGAAGATCCAAGAAAGAGAAAGACATTGGAGAAGTATTTAAAATGAGTAAGATATTTGTATTTGGTTCTAATTTAGCTGGCAGACATGGTGCTGGAGCAGCTAAGGCAGCCCTAGAACATCATGGCGCCATATATGGTAAAGGTGTAGGGCACTATGGTAATTCATATGCTTTACCTACTAAAGATGAGAATCTGAAGACATTATCCTTAGAAGATATACAGGGACATGTAACTATGTTCCTAATTTACGCTACTGATAATCCTGAACTGGAATTTTATGTAACTAAAATTGGTTGTGGTCTTGCTGGTTATAAACCTATAGATGTTGCTATGTTCTTTAAAGATGCTCCAAAAAATTGTGAATTACCAAAAGAATTTGTTGATATTATAAACAGATATAAAGCCTTAGATGAGTTAACACAATTAAGTCAAGAAATGGGTTTATATGACGATGATTGGGAATGGATGAAACATCATAATGAAGATTGAAGAAATTGAAGACCTTTGGTCTATAGATTGTAAAATGGACCGCACAGCTATCGACAATGAATCATTGCGTATACCAGAACTGCATAACAAATATTATAAGATTTTTATAAGAGAAAAGATAACACTAAGTAAAAAGGAATCTGACTTAGGCATACTTCTAAAAGAGAAATGGGAATTATATACTGGTAAATTAGACCAAACAACTCTCCAAGAAAAAGGATGGGAACAATTCGATCTTAAAATATTGAGAACTGATATTGACAAGTATATTGATTCAGATCCAGAAGTTATAAACAAAAGACTGGATTGTGGACTACAGAGAGAGAAGGTTAAGTTCCTTGAAGAGATTATAAAAGTCATCAACAATAGGTCATTCCAAATAAAGAACTTCATTGATTACTTAAGATGGTCACAAGGATCAGACTAAAATGATACACCTAAATAGGTATAATGTACCAAGAAGTAATCAAAGTCAGAAAGGAAAATGAAGTATTCGCTGTAGTACTTGCAGATTCTTCCATTCTTAAAGAGATATCTGAATATTTTAAATTCAGGGTTCCCGGTTACACATTCATGCCCAAATATAAAATGCGTCTATGGGATGGATACATTCGCTTATTCAATCTATTAACATGCCAACTATATGTGGGACTTGTTCCATACTTAGAAAACTTTGCAAAAGAACGAGAATATCTTTTAGAGATTGATGAAGAATTATTAGATTGCGAGAACAAAAACTTTTCATCAGAACAACTTATTAAAAGTCTCAAACTTCCTTTAGAGCCTAGAGATTATCAAATAAGTGCTATAGAACATGGTATTAAAAAAGGTAGAGGTTTACTTCTAAGTCCAACTGGATCTGGTAAGTCATTAATCATCTATCTATTAGCAAGACACTTTGAAGATAAGAAAGTGTTGGTTATTGTTCCTACCATATCACTAGTATCACAGATGATATCAGACTTTGAATCATATGGTTTTAATTCAAATAAAAATTGTCATGGCATCTTTCAGGGGCAATCAAAAGACACTAACAAAAGAATAGTAGTATCAACATGGCAATCAATTTATAAGCAACCAAAAACTTGGTTCAAGCAGTTTGATGTTGTGATTGGAGATGAAGC